CAAAGTCTGGCTTATACTGATCTATCTTTCCACGAAGAACTGACGGAGTAATGTCTCCACCAGTATCATTGGATATGATATGAAACTCTGGCTTACCCTCTACGTTGACCTTGTGCCAACGCTTTAGATCTTCAATATTTATTTCACCATTACTGATCTTACGATGTGACCATAGACCTTCGCCCATGATAGTAAATACACGGTTACGAACTTCTGTCTCTGACATCTCAAGGCTGATAACCATTGGTGACTTGCCTTGCTTCCATGCCTGTACCGCAAAGTAAAGCGAAAGCCAGGACTTACCAATACCTGGATAAGCAAGGAATACCCCCAGCTGTCCTGGCATAATTCCAGATGGTAGATAGTTGTCAAAACCTGGTAGACCAGTTTTAATTCCAAGAATGCCCAGCTCTTTTTGCTTCTGTACATTTTCAAAGTAGGCTACTGCGGAATCAATATCTGTAACATCAATGTCACGGATGACCGCTGTATTCTTTTTTAGCTCTGATGTTTTGGTGATTAGTTCTTCTAGAGCCTCTGGACCTTTGCCACCCTGTACATCTGCAGCTGTTGTCATTAGTATATCTTTTAGGCTAGAGTTAAGGTACTCTGCCTGTAATTCTTCTAGGTGATGCTTTGTCGAGCCTACGTCTTCTGTAGTTGCGAAGTCCCTAAACTTTTCTATAACTAGGGTTGTTGGAGGAACTGATCCATTTATCTCAGAATACTTACGGATAAACTGCCAAACATCGGTGTGAGTTCGTAATAGGTTTTCTACGTTTGCTTGCAGCAAAACGTGAACCTGCTTGTCTTTTAAGACTGCAGATATTAGTTTAGCTTCTACGTTACTCACTCAACCACTCCTTTGCTTGCTTTCTTCTCTCGGCACGTTCTCTTAAATCTTGTACTAGTCTTTCTCTAGAGGTTATGATAGTGTCTGCATAGTTTGCAAAATACTTCCAGTTAGGGTTTGGACTTACCTCAAAGTAGTAGTCTAGCATATCATAGCAGACCTCTAGAGTAAAGGACTCTATTAAAGCATCTGCTGCCCACTGCTCTACGTTTAGATTTACAATGGGCTTTTCTTCATACCTGGCTTTGTGCAGCTTAGCATACCTACTAAGTAAAGCCATTCGGTATTTACGATCAGCCATTATTTGCTGTCGATTTCAGAAGAGGCTTCTTTAACCTTTTCTGCTAGCTTATTCTCTACAAACTCATAGACACGCTCAAAAGCTTCGTTAGTGTTTTCACTATCTCTCTTGCTGTCCGAAACTTCCAGGTCAATTCTTAGTGACTGAAAGTTACCTAGGTTAAGCGTATATCCCAACGCAACCCTTACTTTGGTGTTTTCGTTTTCCATACCCATATCTTTCTATTAAATGGACTCAGACCAAATAGGAATAAATCTTCCGTCTTCTGTCTTCGTATAAGTCAGTATACCATCTCCCATACGCCTTGTCAACTCCTGTCGACTAGGGGTTATGTCATTAGTAATTAACTTATCATTTCTTGGTCTACCCATGTGGTAGGTGGCTAGTATATCACGAATCTCTTTTACCTGTGATTCTGAATAGTAGGATCTTACCTGCCATCCAGTCTCCCCGCCTTTTTGAGAACCCGTTGGGTGAGGGATAATTCCACGCTTCATTAAGCTAGGCATATACTTTTTATGACGGTTTATAAGCTCTGCTGTTTGTCCAACGGTATATGCCCTTTGCCTATTTTTTTTAAAATCTGATATCAAACAGCTTTCAATCCTATCTTTTACAATATTGTAAACAGACATAATTCCATTAGATTTATTAAGATGATGAACTCTAACTAGTTCACCGTTTAAAAACCACACCTTTTTATTTCCTGGTATAACTGGAAGAGCATTATACTCTGCCATATCTACCTGGCCATGTCTTTTAGTCATTACTAGTTTGGAACACCAATTGCAATGATATGAACCTTGACAGCTAGCTGTCCTGCTGTATTAAATCGAACAATTCCATTTACCGCTGAATTGGTTACACTTGAGATCACAACAGAAACATCTTTACCAGAAGGCGTTGTTTCAATAAGAACTGGGCTAGCTGTAACAATTGGTGGATATTTATACTCACCCTTAAAAGAATAAGTAAAGGGAAAGTCTGTTTCTGCAGATACAGGCTGCAGTCCTGAATAAATAGATATTTCTCCAGCAACAACCTTAGTGTCTGTAAGAAGGGTACTTTGACGACCCTCTGAGGTGGCAATATCTGCATACTTATATTTTGCAGAAGAAATCTGAGAAGACAAATCGTTGATTGCTTCAACTATTTGATATATATAATTTACGTCTAGAGGCTGTCCTCTATCTGGTGTTGGTATTCTGGCCATAACTAATTATATCACTTATTCGATTAATATGCAGGAATATCTGGAAAAATAATATCTTTGGGATTAGCAAAGCTATTAGGAATGTCCCTAAGTTCTTGCCTATACTGCCTCCAAGATTCCCGCTGAATCTCGCTCAAGGGGCTGTCAGAAACTTGTGACCAGTCAGACTCTTTTAGCAGTGCATCCCTCCACCATCTGCAAATTGCCCACCAATGTTCGCTTGTTATTAAAGTTTCGTCTTGTTGGTTATATATTTCTATTTGATTTGGAAAACAATCTGTAAATATTCCCCAAAATGGAATATCTGTAATTCTTTTACTCATTTTTCTCCTTATGTTTTAATAATATAGTTTACTACAATATATGGTTGTAGGTTATTGTGAGCTTGTGTCACACCACCAAGTCCCCCAGCGTTTTGATTTGTAGCAGTTGCATTGTTAACACTTACTGTATGAGAGTGTGAGCCACCAGCATCTACCGTGATGGTATGAGTATGTCCACCTGATGCTGTGTGTTCATGAGATCCAGCAGTAGTCGTTGTAGCTTTATTAATAACGCTAGTTGTAGATGATTGGCTATTTATTCCAGTGGCCGTAGCTCGTCCTACAAATGTTCCAAGATAAGAATCATGAGTGTGGCCAGAGAGCAATCCATGAGTATGAGAACCAGCAGTGTTTGTGCTAGCAGTGTGTCCATGAGACCCAGCAGCTCCTGAGCTTGCACCATGATTATGAGCATCTTGCGTGTGAGTGTGAACTGGCATTTCTGAGGCAGTCAGGGTGTGTGTTTTTTCTCCACCAGTTTCTCCAAGGGTATCAAACTCAGCATCCGTTCCTTTTCCAACTGGAATTCTGTTTTGCAAGTTTGGTAAATTAAAAGTTGTAGATCCATCCCCAGTTCCATAAGTTGTTCCAATAGTTGTAAATAAAGAGCTGTATGTCGTACGTGATACCGCTGTGCCATCACACAGCAGGTATCCTGGAGGAGCCGTTGCACCAGCAAACTGAGAAATAATTCCAGGGGCTCCTCCTCCAGTAGCAAGAGATATTCCCTGTAAGCTAGACCATGGAGTTACGCCAGTCCCAACCTTTAATATTTGATTAGTTACATCAAATCCAGCCTCGCCAGCAGCAAGAGTTGTATTGGCTGTAGCCCAGTTAGCAGCGGTATCATTTCTAAACTGTATTAAGTAGCTCATGCACTACCACCGCTAATGCTGGGTTGCAAAGATCTTTCAGCTATAGATATTGTTAGGGCGTCGCTTCTAACCTTCTCTATTCCAGCCAACTGAATAGCAACTCTTATATCGCTAGCCCCATAACCGATTGCCGTCGGATCAGTTGGTTGTAAAAATCCATACGTATGTATTGGAGAAGATCCATGAGAAAAGTAATCTCTCCATGTACCGCCAATCTGATAGCTAACAAATATGTCATATAGCGGTGCCCTGTTTACATCTCCCCAAGTTACAATAATATCTGAAGGAGTAACCTCAATGTTAGAGGTAACACTTCGAATAAGATTTTTGGTATTTGACGTTAGCGTAAAAGCAGTTCCAGCTCCAGTCGAAAGAAAGTCAATGTACCCTACTAGTCCCGTTTCTCCAAGTGCTGAAGCCTCTGACACCCACAACGAAAAAGATTCGCTAGATGCTGGGTTTACGTAGTAGGTTCCGCCTTCCGTAAGTAGACCGAACTGTGTATTTGGAGCAGTACCTCCACCTGAAGAAAACACTACCGCCTGCCCCCGAAGAAAAGTATGTTGTTTACTAATTAGGTTTGTAGTCGTAGAAACATCTGATGCTGCAAAAGTTAAATCTGGGTCAGTTTCGTCTGGTCCTTTTATAACCCTTCTTGAATCTAGAGTATAAATAGGGGACCAGTGAGATGTTCTATTTTTGTCTTCAGAAATAATCCTATATCTGATTAGGTATTCTCCATTTGGAGATAGTGGCGGAAGATCTTTTTTCTCAACAGTTACTTTTTTAACTGACATTTCCAGTATCCAAATCTACATCTAGTGCAAATCGAAACTCTACTAGGTTTGCAGTATTAGAAACCTTTACGATGGGCAAAAGATCTGGAGTTTTTACTACAGAGTATCCAGTTAAACCGTACAAAGGGTTAATAGAAGAAATATTCTCAAGTCTAATTGCGTCAAGTGCTACGTAGTAGTCTGGGCTTGGTGTTCCTCCAGCTGCCAAAACTGAGACCCATATTTTTACAACGTTAACAGAGTTCCAAGTAAAAGCTGGGCTTTTAATTAATTCGCCTAGTTTTTTAGTTACAACGATATATCTATTGGTTGCAAAGTTATATCCGCCCACTCCGCTCGTTAGATCTACTTGGAACTGAGCATAATTTGTTGCATCTCCAGCGTCAGTGTCTGCAAACTCAACCAAAATTTTTACTCTAGTTGGATGAACAAGGTTTGCTGCTGTGGTTGCACTTCTATTGACAATAGAAAAAGCAAGTTTTAGCTCATCGTTATCTGAATTTTTATTAAAGTCAATGCTTGCTGCAGAAAGATGTATGTGTTCGCTTCCAGAAGTAGCAGCCATTTTTGATTGGCCAGGAGCTATAGATAGAGTTGAAGTATTTCCAGCCATAAAAATTGTGTTATTTAAATACCTACAAGACTCATACCTGTTTAACCTATTAACGTCTAGCAGTGTTTTATTGTCTGCATTGGTTTGAAAAATTGGAGAAGCTTGACTAATGATTGCTTCATCCCCTGGAGCAGTGCCTGTAGCCAAAGGACTATTTATTGTTTCTACCGATGTCACAGTTGTTTCTGTGTGGCGTTCCCAGTTTTCTGTTGTTGAAAACGAGTATACCGTCTTACTGTCATATGATCCAGCAGTTGGATTTGATGAAGCAGAATAAACACCTATTTCCGTAATTTCATATCTTTCTACAGTTGGCAATTCTGCTGTTAAAACAATTTTAGATAAACCGTTTTCGTTTACGTACCCCCTAGAGCTAATTGGAACACGAAACATCTCAAAATCTAGGGTTTTTTTATTTAAGATGGCATCAAACTCATTTTGTGTTAGCTCGTCATCTATTGCATTAGGAGTTGGCCCACAGCCAATAGCAATGTGGGTAGCATAAGCAGGAGACTGACCAATAAGGTATTTAGCCAATAGGTTTTTGCCAACGTTTGTAATCATGAATAATCCTCTGTATATATTGTATCATCAAAAACCTTACCAGAAGAGACCATTTGAACCTCGACCTCATAGTCAGCTCTCATGCTAGTTGTTTCAATTATAACATTTTCTGTGATTGGGTCTATGTATGTTACTAGTGCTGGAAGCTCATTAGTTTCTTGCTGGATATGGTTTTCTAGCTTAATTGCAAAATTCTTAAAGTATGAGTCTGCAGAATCTGGTAATTTGATCATGTTTTGTGGGTTATAGTCAATTGCTAGCTGAGAAACATTTTTTAATGGTCTATAGACTATATTCTGTCCGTTAACGGTATCGTGTCTTACAAGGTTGATTAGCTCTAGGCCGCCAATTTTTTCTAAAGTTAATTTAAGAATTAGATCTATTGGCACGTCGTTTGGATCAATTAAAACAACATCTGGGGTTGCGTATTTTACTGGCTCGGTGGCTATGCTGGGAAGTGGGACTGGCATTCTAGCAATAGCTTCTTGTCTGGCTCGCTCTGCTGCCGCAAGCCTATCTCTGACTAGTGCTTCTTGCCTTTCTTGCTCTAGCTTAGCCAACCTATCTTTTTCAAGCTGGGCCAGTCTTTCTTGTTCGAGCCTGGCTAGCCTGTCTCTTTCAATCTGTGCCGCTCTGTCTAGGGCTGCCTGGTCTACTGCTGGGGCTGATGGCCTGCTTGGCGTAGATGTTGATGGGGATGATGTGGTTGTGGTAGGGGCTGCTTTGTAACCTGGAGACTGAAGCCAAGCTGTCAGTGCATCTGCACCCTTTGGACCATTTTTAAGAATCCATTGCTTTCTTTCATACTCAGCCATTTCCTCACGCTCTACCTGAGCCTTAGTTTTTTGCGGTGGTTGCTTGGCTGCTACTACTGGCGGTTTGTATGTAGGTGTAGATGGTTTTTTAGGTACAACGGGCTTTCCTCCAACTGCCATAATTACACCTCACTCAAATATAAACTCATGCTTGGTCCAGAAGCATCTTTACTATAGTCTATGCTATATACAACAAATCTTTTATCTGGTTCAAAGTATATCTCATCGGCACTGTCTGCGTAATCTATAGACACTATATCTCCTAATTGTATAGCTGGATTTGCAAAAACACTAACTCCAACTGATCTTCTTGGTTTCATTATCTTTGAGATTAGCCACTCCATTAAGTTGTTAGCCGCATCAGCACTTTGAATATAAATAGAATCTAAGAAGAACTGGTTTCTACCATAACTTATTCTACTTGTCTTTATATCTTTATACATTTCTTTTTGAGTGTTTGGTGACAAAATTGTCATATCTTCTTTTATTTGCGGGTTTGCAAAATTTGCAGTTTTTTCAAAATAATTATCTACGGTTAGTTCATAGCGAGAATCTTGGGTAAAAGTAATTCCCTGAATTCTTAAATAGTTTCCAACAGTTTCGTCAAAGAACAAGAAGGTGTCTGTGGCATTAAAGATTAAGAACTCTGCTCCGTAAGCTCCACCAAAGAATCCAGATACGGTGTATCCACGAAGCTTATTAAATGTTGGAGATATCATAGAATACAAAGCTGGATAAGCCTTATCATACTTAATATTAAAGTATGCGGCTTCTCTAAGAATACTGCCAAACTCTTCGTAGAAGATGTTGTATTTTGGTGGCTGGGATGGATCTACCCCAGCAAGGAAGGTTGGCTGAACAATACCATTAATTGAATATTTTCTGAATGCTTCATTAGAAGATATATCTGTTTTATTTGTAAATACTTCATTTGCAATTGGACCTAAAGAAATTTCTGAGTTTTGACTATAATTGTGTGCTAGGGCATAAACATTTTCAAACATGCAATGCGATGAGCCACGAGTAAACAGAGCTACGTTGTTTACACTGTTTGGTGGAAGTGGTTTTGGGTCATCTACTACAGCAATTTGAGTGTCATTTAAGTATAAATAGAATCTTCTAATTGAACCTATATCTTCGTACTCAATGGCTAGATCATAAACGGTTGTTAGCTCTTCTGCTATTACTCTTGATTGACCAGCAAAATTTCCATCATCAACAATGATAGAAGATAGTCCACTCCAAAGCTTAATTGGAATTGCATCTTCGTCTCTAGTTAGAACCCACTTTGATGGGGGTGCAGAGTTGTATATTGGCGGATTCACTCCAGTAATAGATACAAAATTTCCAGTTGATAGGTTGTGATTCTCTTTTGTTGTATAGGTTATAATTGATTCATCTTTAGTAATTTCATCAATTTGATATGCAACGTCAGTCACAACCTCTCCTGCTTGAGCAACCCTACTAACATATCCACCAGAATCATAGTCGGGAATTGGATCAAGTGTCGGTATTGGCAAAACAAATGTCTTTGGTCCAGTCACAACTACTGGTGACGCACTGTTTCCAGCATTGGTTAACTTATAATATCCATTTTGGGAAGCATCGGTTTGACCAGTTAGCCAAACTCTTTGGCCAGCCTGAACCGTATAGTTAATTGGAGGCGGAGGACTCAAATTTGGCAAAACCAAGGGAGAGTTTGTAGAGGAGGTTAGAGTTGTCGGAGTGGAAACACCAGAAACATTAACCTCGGCTTTGATGTCAAAGCTGGCATTCTTTAGAATTTTATAGAAGAATACGTTTGACACCCCGTCGGCACTAAATGAAACTGGGGCTAATGATATATTTTCAGTCTCATTAATTCCAGTAGTGTCTGCAACGGTAAATCCAGATCCAGATATTGTTATGGATGTTGACGTAGCTGCAGTTACAGTCCAGTTTCCTAGAGCATAAGCTGGAACATTTACTGGGCTAGACGTGGCTGGTTTTCCTGAAGAAATTTTTATTTTAGATCCAACTGGATAGCTGCTGCTAGCAGAACTAACGTAAACAACAGCAACGCTGCTACTAGTAGCATTAAAACGTGTTACATTCTTTTTAACATTAGCGTTTTCTTTTTTATAAAGGTCTATATTTTTTTCTGACAATGCGGCTATTTCAAAGTAGTATCCGTTATTGTTTTCTGGATTAAGGAATGTTGCAATTCCTCCACTACCGCCAGAAATAGTTTTGTTTTCATCTGGCGTGGTGGTTGGAACATTAAAATATGTTGTTGCTCCAGCTGGAGTCTGAACAGACCTATCGTTGTTTTCAATTTTTCCAACAATTCTCATTCTTGTTCCAAAATGCTTAAAAGAATCATTAAGTGGTTTATTTACATATGATATAAAATCAATTGGGGAATCTTGGGAAGCAAAGGCTGGGCCATTAAAAACAAGAGCAGATGCCTGAACTGTTTCTGATGTTGAAGAAAGTTTGTTTTTATTAGATGTTTCTTCATTATGAGAATATGACAAATAGTTTTTAATTACACTTGATCTAGAAGATTGGGTTGACAAAGATTTGCCCACTCCTGCTGGACCTACCTCAAGTTTAGGACCACCAGCCGAAAGTATTGCTAAATGTTCAGGGGTATACGCAAAACTAACATTTCCCGTGCCAGAAATTATTTCTGTTACCCTTTCTCTACCAATAGTTTTTGTTGGTTTGGCAATCAGGCCAGAGCCAACAGTAAGTGAAACTATGTCTGGGTAACGAAGAATTACAACTCCAGAAGCACCCCAAGCAGAGCTAGCTCTATTGTTTACACCACCGCCACCACCGTCTCCAGTGTTTGCAGCTGGTGAAGCAATATTTCCTAAAGGAGAGGCTGAGTAGTTTCCTTTTCCACCTTGAGATCTTATAACTGAAGTTCCAGTAATTGAGCTAGCGAGACCTTTACCTGCGGCTCCAGGGGTATTTCCAGAACCACTTCCTCCAGGACCGCCAGCACCACCACCACCTCCAGAAGCATCGCCGTTACTGCCTCCTCCAACGTTTCCTTGGTCAGCAATTCGTCCACCACCAGTACCCCTGGCACCGCCACCACCACCAGAAGCACCAGCCTTTCCGTTAGGAGCTCCAATCTGGCCACCCCCACCACCTCCAGAGGCGATAGCTGTTCCGAAGACGGAGTTGCCACCATTGGTGTTATTAACACCACCAACTCCAACCGTTACTGAATAGTTAGTGTTTAAATCAATTAAAGAATCTGTTACAGCTACATAACCACCACCACCTCCACCACCAGTACCAGTGTTTGTAGCTTGGCCTATGGCAACACCTGCACCACCACCACCACCGACAATTAGGTAATCAACGGTGGGTCTTGCTATTGTTTGTGATCCAGGCACAGCCTCAAAAGAAAGGTTTCCAAATAGATAACTAGATTTCATCTTACAGCCATAAACATTGTCATTGTTCGTCCAATGTGGATCTAGTCCAGCTATATGTTCTACAATCTTTGTTCCAAACTGCCCTCTTCCATGCTTTGCAACATCTCCATTAGACATTCTGGTTATTCCATTAAAAGTTTCGTAGTTTGGCTCTGCATAAATTCTTACACGACCAGTTGGATAAATTTTTCCATTAAAAGAAAGTTTAGAAAAATAGTCTTCGTATTCTTGCGGGCTAGAAATCCAAACATTTCCCCCAGTAAAGGTAGAGTCTATTACACTTGATGGCAAAACCGAAACATTGTATTCTACTGCATCATACTTAATTACTTCTCCGCTAGAGTAAAAGTATCCATTATATCTTCCGATATACAAAATGCCGTCTCCAAAATCAATAATATTATTTATTAGTTGATTGTTTACAACTTTTGGAATTTCGCTACTCAGATTAGAGTTTAATGGAATAGCTGCTAGTGCGTATTTATTTCCAGTAGCTGTTTGACCATTTGTGGGTTTTAGGTTTTCTGTTCCTGCAACTTCCCAAAGCAAAGCTGGCTTATATATCCAAGAAATATTTTTATCTGCAACGTAAGCCTGTTTTAAAGACCCCATAGATTTTTGTATGTACCTTGCAATATAACTTATTTTTCCATCATTATAAACGTCAGTATCTCTTGAAGCTATGTCAATAATGTTTTCTTTATCTGGCAAGTCTGAGTCGTTTTTAGATCCCAGCAAAACAATGTTTGTAGCTCTTTCCTCTTCTGTTGGCAATGAGTAGTTTCTGCTCATCATAACAAAATTATTATACTCGTCAAAGAACATGGCGGTCTGGGTAGCTACAGCCAAATCATTTAAAACTTCCGCTATGCTTTTATCTGGAGAAACAAAGAAGTATGGAATGATTGGGTCACTTTCTCCATCAAGTCTTTTAAATGAGTAGTTGCTAAACCCTATGCTATCAAAAATTGTTGCAAGGGCATAAGATAAAGAAACATTGGGTATCAAGAGTTGTGGGGCAGACTGTGACTCAAAATAAAAGAAAAGGTCCCTTAGAGACAGCTGAAGCTCTCTTGTTTTTAGGTTTGACTGCGGGAAAGATTCTGAGTATAAAGTCTTTATGGGAACATAAAAACTTTTTTTAGTTGTGTTTCCCTCTTCATCTGTTATAGTAACATCAGAAACTATCTCATAAAATTTTATTTGAATATTTTTATTTATGTATTTTGCAACAATGCTTCCAGTTCCAGATTTTGAGTCCCAAAGATTGTTGGGGTTAAAAGATTGGTCATAGTCAAAGAGTCTCAGCTCTCCTGTAGACGCTAACAATTGACCAACTGGTAATCCACTCACTCCGAGATCTGAAGCATTTTTGGTTACTGAGTATGAAATTGTTTTTTCAGATAAGTCTACCGATAGTCTGGGGGAAAGCTCAATCAGGTCAAACGTAGACCCAAACTTGTTCATGGTTTCAACAACTACACGAATTCCAGAAATAAACAAAAACTCTTCATAGTCTAGTATTCCAGCTTGTGCTGTGTTGTGTTTCTTTGGGCTTGTAGTATCTGTTACA